ATATCCATAATGTCTACCAGCTAACATGCCTGTCACTGCACCTACGGTGTCAGCGTCATAGCCTTTGTTCACTGCCATGATGAGAGCATCTTGAAAACTGAATGTCAAGTTGACACATTCCCATGCCGCATTGTATGCATGCATGATGGAACCTTTGCCACGTTGAATGTCATATTCATGGTCAAGCAAATGCTCAAACTCATCAAGCTGCTTGCCAGCATACAACTCAGCCACAAACGCAGACATGTAATGGACAGTGTCAGCATTACCGTGTGTCATCAACGACACAGCAATAGCCTCACCAAGACCAGTGTTGGGTTTGTTGTGGTTGGCTAGCACCACAGGAGCAATACGCATGATGGAGCCATTGCCACTAGCCCTAGCCCCTGTGCTACCTTTATATGGTTGCTCTGTTGACATGCTCTCGATGGCTTCATAACAAGTGCGTCCAATGTCAAAGCGATAACCCCGTGTGCCGAAGTGTCCTGTCTTAGACCATGTCTTGAAGTTGAGGGCAATTTCATCAGGGGCAAACTTGTCCTTCACAATGTATGCATCTGCAATACAGCAAGCCATAGCACCATCATCTGTCCACTCGCCTATCTCAGCAGAGTGAACACCACCACCAATCATGTCTGTCACTTTGTCAAACTCATGAGGCCGCATAAATTCCACTGGCGCTCCCAATGCATCGCCAACGAACAAGCCCATGAACATACCAATTGCTTTGTCTTTTTCCATTGTGTTCTCTAAAGAGAGGGGACTAAGCCCCTCTTGTTGATTAAGCTGCTTGCAACAGCAGGTCGTTGAATGCACCCTTGAGCACAGCGTCAATGTCTTGCTCAATACGCAGTTGTTTGCGGCCTACATCAGCACCTTCACGGCTTGTCTCCACATGAGTAGAGATGTGTGTCAGTGTGTTGTAGACACGGTAGGCATTGTGTCCCATGTCATAGCTGTTGTGAATCTGCATGACACGCTCCAGCATTTTCTCATTGAACTTCCAGCCTGTGGAGGTGCGGTATTTGGTGACATGTTCACGGTAGAAGTGGACAGCAGTGTCTACATCCACCTTCACCACAGTCATCTGTTTCATCAGATCAACCTCATTCTCAAGCTGTGGAATCCAGTTGCTTGCCACCTGTCCAATCATCTGTGGGTCACTAAACGTGGTGTGCTTCTGTGAGAAGCCAATGTTTTCACGAACAGCAATCATGCCATTCAAGCAAGCCAGACGCAAGATCATTGCTTGCACACTACGCTTCACAGACTGGTCATGGCTATCGCCAATAACAATCTTCATCTTAGCGGCTTCGCCAAGCTGACCAGTGAAGTCATGGTTGGGCAGAATAATTTCTGCTCGCATTGCCGCACCGTTGTCAATGCTACGTGCCTTCACTTCCACTGTGGACAGATCAAGCACAGACTCTGACAAGCCTTGCCACAAGCTGTCCCACATAGTGCGGTAGTTCTGTGGGTTGTGAACACGCTTGCCATCACCAATGACAGAGTCATTCAGGGGATTGACCACCCAGAAGCGTCCTTCAACAGGCATGCCATTGCGGGTTGCTTGTTCACGGATGGGTTGGAAGTCGAGGTCAGCGGGGAGGGAGGGAATTGTGTTCATGTGGATGCTCCTTTTATGAACAGGTTGGGGAAGTGATGGTTGAACAACAACTGATGCTGTTGTGGCTACAAATTATAGCCATGTTAGAAAGGGGCTGTCAAACCCCTGTTGAAATTACCTGACAAAATTTGTCGGGATTGGTCTTGTTGGGTTGTCTCTTGCCCACAGGAGGGAAAGCTTGCCAACATGCAACACATTAAAGCAGTCGCCACGGATAAGCTCAATGGGTCTGCTCTTGTAGATGCGCTTTCGTAGCAGGTATGCCCTGCCAAAAAGCTTGAAACGCTTTTCAAAATATTTCATATGTCCTTTCGTTTAAGTGGAATGACTTCTTCCCAAGCAGCTAAGTGACACACTTCGTTGTTTGCATCAAGGCAATAGCTGTACATGCCATCAATGTGGTCAAAGAACAGGACGATGCCTTCACAAATGACGTAGCTCTTGTTACGTACACTGTACAAGGGGACGGGGTCTTGCTTGTCCCAATCGTTGATATCAATTTCACTAATCATGCTGGTTGTCCTTCACGTTTTCTATTATCCAGAAATTCATTGTACTTGTCAAGCTCACACTTAGCTTGCATCACGCCACTGGCCCATCCTTGCTTGTATTCTAGCTCTGCCCTGCTGTACTCTGCATACATCTCTATGTGTGCCAGTCCATAGTAGCCTCGCTCAAAGCCTTGTTCATATGGTGTCTTCATTTATTTTCCTTATAGAAAATGTGGTTGTTAATCTTCACTGTCCTCTTCAGATGCTTAGCCCACTTCGGCTTCACATATGTAGCATGATAGTGGGTTGCCCCACCTGTAACATCCACAAGGATGCCAGCCAGTGCCTTGTGTGTTATAGCCAGCACATCCCTTATGTTTCCTTTGATGCTCTTGTCTTTGGTTACAAACACCCATGAGAATTGTTTCCTCTCATATACAACAGAGCATACAGATTTCTTTGATCGCTTAGCCCTGTTCATAACAACAGAAGCTACAGCTTCTATTCCCTGCACACCCTCACCCCTTGCCTCATGATAGAGCGTTGCCATCAGACAACGGAAGCTTGCTTCATCAAGGGATGGGAGGGAGGGCTGTGCCATTGGAGCCATGAACAAGGCCAGTGCTATTGTGGATAAGAATTTCATACCCTGTTATAGGTAATGTCTGTCGTTTAGTCAAACGAATACACTGCAATGACACGCTTACCTGCCCTGCTAGCAAACGTATCAATCACAGAGCCATTACACACTGCCAAGGCATGCCCTTTGACCAGCACAATGTACCTACCAACTGGCTTTTTAGACACAAAGGTTTTCAAGGTGAAGCCTTTATCAAAGTGTTTAACCTTGTGCTTGGCAGAGAAACGCACCATCTTGCTACCATAGTAGGCCACCTCCTTAGCACCTGCCTCTGTATAGGCAGTGTGCAATGCTGCCCAAGGTGTGCCTCTGTTCTTGCGTCTACCCAACTGTGTCATCCTTGCATGGGCTTCAGGGTATGTCATCGTGGACACATTGGCTAGTGCTCTGATGGCACAGTCGTTCTTGTCTTTGATGCCAAAGTCTATAGGTATGTAGCCTACATCAGCGGGTTTGATTTCGTAATGTCCGTTCATTGTGCTTCCCTCACTGTCTCTGTGTGTAGAGTTATCCATGATGAGTAGTGTCCCTCATATCCACCGTCTTCCTCATACATGGGGTAGGCCGTGATGCGGTACACAATGGAACCGTCCATCTGTTCTTCTTTCCAGAATTCTATGTCCCATGTGTCGGTGTAGTATTCTTGGTCACTGTAGCCATCCAGCTTGATGCTTAGCATCAGCCACTCAGACTCTCTGTCACTCTGCGGGTCTCGCACATCTGAATATGGATAGCCCCTACTGCTGATCTCATTCAGCAAGGCCAGCTTCACTGGCTCTGTGTCCCAACTAAAGAATGCACTCATGTGTGTCTCCTTAACAAGCGTCTAAGAATGTGCCATCATCATCGAACAAGACATACCGAATGGTAGACTTGTCATTAAACATCTTCGATGTAGTGTGGATGGCATCCAGTGTGTCAGCCAAGTCACCGCCTACGTCAAAGAGTCTGCGATATTCAGTGGTGAGTCCGTGGATTTCTTTAACACCACCCTTCTCACATGCTTCAGCATATGAGCCATACAAATCTTGTCTATAAAAATCTAGTTGCATTTTGTTTCCTTTCAGGAGAGATAGAGTTTGTCGAGGAGAGCATCACGTTCACAATTTAGCTTAGCAACATAGTTGCTGTCGCCTTTGTGGATGGAGAGACATTCTTCAATGTCTTTGAGAGCATATCTACATTGTGTTGGTGTGTACTGCTTCACCTTGTTGGCAAAGAGTTTCATCATGTCGGTGTAGTTCATGTGTTTCCTTTCAGGAGAGGGGTGTTGAGGCTTTCAATTATCTGTGCTTACAAGAGGCTGTGAATCGGGACAAACCCTAACCTCCACTTTCACAATGGATGGATGTGTATACAAGCCACACATCAGAGCATGAGCCACTGCTTCTTCTTGAGAATTAAAACTCTTCACCCACTCATGGCTGTTCGTAAACACCCATCGCAATTGGTAACGTGTGGTCATGCTACATACCTTTCATAAGAACGAATGCGACTGTCTCTGTTGGTGTGCTTCTCTACAAATTTAATTTGTACATCGGTGTTAAACAACAAGTGGCGACACACCAAAGACAAGTCTGCATCCTCTTCGAGGTAGACATTGTCTTTGTACTGGTAGCTGTAGCTTGATATCTCTTTGGCTAAGCCTAAGTTGTCCAGCACTTTACGTTTCACTTTGCCCCATGCATGGGATGGGTCATTGTAAACAATGATTGTAAATGTTTTCATGCTATCACCTCCTCATATTCAAACACATAGTCCATCATCAAACGCAGAGCATCCTTGATGTCTTCGACACCCTTGAACACAGTGCGTCCTCTTAAGATGCCCTCTTCTCTGTACAAGTAGTAGGTGTCATCATCATCTTTACAAAGCTGATACGAATAATTTAAGTCATCATCTTCGATGTTTGCAATAATCATACTCATGCTGTTTCCTCTGTTGCTTTCAAAAACTTGTTACACAAGGGGTCAAAGAAGCGATGGTCAACTGACAAGCCTGTCAGCCAACCAATAAACATACTAACTTCGTTCTTGTAGTAATCGTCTTCACCACCTAACACAACTTCGTTGTAGAACAACTTGATGTTATCCTCCGTGAAGTAGGTGGTGACATAGTCAGCATAGGTCATATTGTTTCCTTTCAGTAATTACCACCAACTGTAATAAAACACAGCCTTACCTTCGGTAATGGCCTCCCTTGCCTTTGCAACAAACTCAGACACAGATTCCAAATCCTCTGGATAGATGTCTTGAGAGCCAAAGAAAAAGCCATTGCGAGGAACAAGCTTGTTATTGCCAGTGTCCATCTCAAGCCTGTCTAAATCCTCTGGATTTAAGCGAACAGTGGTGCAATTGAAGTCAGCCCTAGTCCCACCCTTAAAGCGATAGAGGTCTTCCATCCATCCATGCAGAGCATTGAATTTACGCCAGTAAAAAAGCTCTGTCGATTTACGATCAGCATCAGGCTGATAGTCAATTTCTTGTGTACCTACCCACTCTTTTGGTACAGAGAATGCATACATATCTAGTCCCATCATGTTTCCTTTCAGGAGAGTTTCATTACAAAAGTGTCATCAAATAATAAAGCCTTCGCTTTATTCAGGGTTTGCCTAGCACCGAAGTCATCGCCATGTGCCAGTTGCTCTTGAGCATCAGACAGTAGCGAAGCTAGCACCATGTAACCACCAGTTACTCTGTAGGTGAAGCTGTCTTTGACGCTTTCCTTGAAAGCTTCAATGTCACAGCCATACATCATTTTGTCGCTGTTGTTCATGAGTTGTCCTTTGCATAGTAGTTGTCTTTAAACAATGGCACACCACCAATCTTTAGATTGTCATCGCCATGTTCCCTGTCATCGAGGTAGGTTTTTCTTGTGACGAAGTCATACACAATTTCATCACCTACATTTATCTTCATACCTGTTTTGGCATCAATGCCAACCCATTTGGCAATCATTCGTTTTCTCATTTTGTTTCCTTTAGGAGTTGTCTAGCCACAATACCTTTGCCTACGGCAATCGGTGTCTCATACCTCACAGCATTTTCTAAAAAGTATAAATACTTTCCTTTGCTTTCATTGATGTCAAAGAAAGAACCTTGTGTTACCTGATGATCGTCCCAATAGCTGTCAAAAATAGCTTTGCTATTTGTCCAACTGTAACCAGTGATGGTGACTTCACCAATGGCAAAGGCTTTGCCTTGCCCTGTCCTAACAATCGCCACTCTCTTACCTACATAAGGATGTAAGCTCTTGCTTTCCCTTGTCTCAATGGTTTTAAAACCATCCACAATCAGGTCAGCAAAAGGAACATCAGTGTTCCTTACATTGATACCAATCATTTTGTTTCCTTTAGGAAAGACAGCATGTCTTGTTGATGAAGTGTCACTTGGTAGCCAAGCTTCGTGATGTCCACCAACACCTCTGGTGTCAGTGTCTTGGTGTTAGCGATGTGGGCAAAAAGCTTTGCTTTGTCGCAGATGGGATAGAACTTCTCTACTCCGTAGACGCTCTTGATTTCGATGACAATTTCCATTGTGTTTCCTTACATTGACCAAGCATAAATGCTTGCTCTGCGGGTTTCAGGATTTGTAAACAAACCAGTACACCAAGCACTGTCTGCTATGCTCTCATCATCTTTGTAAACAAAGGATGTATATTTGTAGGGGTTGTAGGTGACTAGCTCACCCCGTTCCTTAACACTAGAAAGTGTTACATCATCGTTGCCATTGACATGCCAAGTGCCACAAACACCAGCATGGACATTCTTGCGTTTCTCTCGCAGGACACGCTCTCTGCCAGCTTGTGACACCTTGAACGTGGCATGAAAGAGCAACACATTATCTCTGTGGGCTACCACACGGCCCTTCATAGCACCCTCAAGAGCCTTAATGCTGAAGCATTTCTTGTGTAGATTAAAGTATACAAACACTTTCATTTTGTTTCCTTTCAGGAACCTAAAAAAATTTCATAAATTTTTACATCACCAATGGCATATTTGTAATGCACATTCTCAAAGAACATGTGGTGTGTGTCCTTGGTCTTGTTCACTGACCTCTTGGCACAGCCAAACAGCGTCTTCCATGTGGGGTTTGTCAGCACCTTAGAAGTGTATGTTTTGCTGTCAGCACCGCCAAAGTATGTGTCGGCAAATACCACCACTTGACATTCACCTTGGATGGCAATCAAAGATTGTTTTAAACCAACTGAGTAAATCATTTTGTTTCCTTTCAGGAAGTTGTTTGAAATATTTGCAATAGTTAAGCTTCGACCAGAGCCTGTGATTAAAAATCAAACTCGGTGAACACTTTGGTATACCCTTTCAGGTAGATACAGCGGCTGATGTCTTCGACATCTTGTAACTCAAATTTCTTATTGAAATAGCACCAGCCGTTGAATTTGTAAACCTTTTTGCTGTCAGCTTTGCGTTTCACATAGTCACCTTTGGTGACACAGAATAAGAAAAGTGGTTTCATATTAGCTCCCCATGATGAGTTTTTTGAGATCGGCTACTGACCGACCAGTCATTAACGATAACTCTTTAAGAGTTAGGTTTAAGTGGGTGTCATAATAATGAACGATTTCAGCGTCAGTCATTGTGTTTCCTTTCAGGAAGTTAGTAAACATTACCTAAACCAGCAGAGACATATCTGTCTCTTACGCTCTGCTCATATGCTGATTCACGATCATCAAAATGATCAAGCATTGCTTGTTCATCATGACAAGCCTGAATCGCTTCTTCTTTGCTTGCAAAGATGCCTATGTCAGAGGACATAAACTCTTGTTTATGGCTGAATCCGTTGATCATCAAAGCCTTATAACCATCTAAACCGAAAGGTTTAACCAGTGCATAGGGCAGATTAAACCTTTCGGCGTAATACTTTTCAGTTTCAAAAACTAAAACTTTCATCGTGTTTCCTTTCAGGAAGTGTTGCTTGATATATGCCCTGTAAACCCTTTTCACAGAGCATATGAAAGCAAGCTCTTCATCACTGACGTACAACCCCGCCAACTAGAGCCTGTTCCCTCTGCACATTATCACCGCCATGTGCTATGGCGACCACACAATTAACCCACTGTGTGATTGGGCTAGTCAATTTCAGCTTCGCTGTCACCAAAGCATACTGACACTAGCATTAGATTTTTAAAGAACATCGAATGAAGCTTTGCTTCACAGCAGGGCTTCACTCTATAAAGAGACACGATGGCACTCTGCAAAGCCCCTTAGGGCTTTACGCAATGTCATCAAGCAATGGCTTGAATCGGTATGAATTTCCTTTCAGGAAAACTCTTACGATCAAACACAAAGCCTGTTTCATCAAGCTTCGCTTTGCCCTTAGCATAAAGAGCAACCACAATGCCTTTGGCATCAAGGTGACGAACATCACTGTTATCACCACTGACAACCTCTAAACCCCTATGGGTTTCAGGTATTTCTTGTTCCTTACGGAACACTGAGGCAATTCGCATACCCTTTGCAATGGCTAGCTGAACATAAGGCTGAAAGCCTTGCACACCGCTGTCACTGAATGTCAGATCATAGTTGGCAGGTAAATCTTTACGATTTACATCCTTGGTGTAATCATAAAAGGTTACATCAGGGAAAGCAGCAAATATGTTTACATATTCCCAACCGTCAACATCGGTAAAACCTACGGTTTCCCATCGAATGTCACTAGTGCCATTCAACCGAACCAAAGGCTTTAAGCCTTGCTTTTTGGCTTTCTTGATGAGCTTGGTAATATCAACAACAAGTTGTTGCATGAAAGTGTTTCGCTCTTCAAAAAACCATACGGTTTTATTGACCCTAGCTTGCTGGACAGAGCTAAAAGCTCCACGACCAGCACTGTAAAGGCAAGCCTTGTCACATTTAGCAACCTTAGCCATTGAACAAGTGTTCCACTTGGTGGTAGTTGCTGGGGCAAGGTAGAGAATGCCAGTTAAGAAACCAAAGGTTTCACCTTTTACAGTTTTGGCATCGGATGACACCGAAAGCAGAGCTTTAGACTTGAACATTGTGTTTCCTTTCAGGAAGTGTGGCAAAATCGCCGTTGACGTTTTCAATCTTAGGTGCAAATCAGAGCCTGTCGATTAGGACAAACCCTTAGGCTTCAGCAACAAAGCCGATGAACAAGCTAAAGCTTGACACAAGCAACCCTGTTACCAAGAGCAAGTCAAACCAGAGCCTGTCGATTACCTTGTAATCCACAAGCACAGCACAGTAGAGGATGCTAGCCAATGACAGTGCTGAAAGCAACACCAAGCCTTTGAAAATTTGCTTCATCGTTTTCTCATTCATGTCTTTCATTTAACTTAAAAATAAAAAAATTACCCTTTTCACTACGTTTAAAAGGTAATTTTTTTATGTTAAATGAAAGACATGGGATTGGGCGCATGCTCGCAGATCTTTGATATTTTTAGCTTTTTATTATGCCAACAGAGTTGTCATATAAAAAGCGATTAAAAAATATCAAAGCAAAGTCGATGTTGTCCACAGCTTGTTACCACCACCTTTTCAGGCTGTGGAAAGGTTGTGGAAAACTAGTCGATGGTAGGGAAAACCCTGTAACACTTTGGAAAGCTGGATGGATTTACAGTGGTAGATAGATATACCACCACTTAAGTATTACGTTATGGTCTAAATGACCGGTTGGTCAGTAGTACTTTTTTAGGTTCAGCAGATTTTCAATCAGTATTCATTGTCTTATAAGTATTTGAATTCATTGATCTTTTTTGAATACAGGTATAAACACCTAAGGCATATTTATGCACTCTTGCATGGCGCAGTGTGGCGATCACGTGCTCTCGCTCACGCCGCCGCTCGCTGCCGCATGCCGGGGTGGGCGTGGGCCACCGGGGGGTAGGGCGCTAGTTGTATATACTTACGCCCACAGATCAGGAAAATTGACTATGTAATGATAAAGTATACATCACACATCCCTACTATGGAAACCTCTTTTAAAGCGTCTATCTATGCACATCCTGCCCTTGCCCTTCCCATCAAAATAAAACCGCTTAAATAGCCCTTTAAAGCCTTCTATGAGGCATTTACATATCAACACCCATCTCATTGTTTAGTGAGGGGTAGATATGCATGGTGTTGTGGATGGAGACATTGTGTGTTATAGTGAGAACAAAAGGAGACATTATTATGTTAAAGGCTAATGGGTTTGATGGAGCAGTTGCTGGTATGGCAACAATTTGGAGAGATGGGATAAGAGTTGATGTGCTTGTCTATGACGGGAACAAGATGGTGGAAAGCTTGAAGAAGGATGGGATGGTGTATGACGATGCTATAGGCTACATTGAGCACAATGTAGAAGGAGCCTACGTTGGAAGACAAACTCCCATTGTCATGTGGCCTTATTTTGACGAAGAATAAAAATAAAGCTTGACAAGAAGCTTGTTGATGTGTAACACTACGCTTTAATGGGGGGTAGGGGGGTAGATGTAAATCTATGTAGACATGTTAACAAGCTTATAGTGTTATAAATATATATAATAGTTGTAAAGTATATACCACTACAATTTACAATATAATCTATAATAGCTTCATCATATACACTTATATATTTACTTCTTCTTATTATTCTTTTAGTTTAATTATTTATTGATTAATAAATCAATTAATGTAGAATATTAAATATATATTGATATATATGTCAACCAAAATAGAATATCGACTGATTATATGCTAACAATCTATTAACCATGTAACACTTGTATACCTACAATAGATACACTCTGTTACAATATATAAATAATAATATGAAAAAGCCTTCTGTAAGTTTGTTATCCACCAGAGATCAAGTAGTAGCTCAAGGATTGTTTTCTTCAAAGCCCTACTCGGTTGTTAGCGATGTCTATCATGCGATGAATAGAGGAAGCCTAGACAACATTCATATTCCACACAGTGATGTTTACTTTGTTAGGGCTGCTTTGGAAAAGAACACTGGCTTTTATTTTCCCCTTGATGCTGTAGAAAATGCTATGAAGGCTGAGGGATGGAAGGATAGGAAGGGAAACAGATATGGATAAGAAGGTTTCTTCTGTTAACAAGGCGGGTGTCTACACCAAGCCAACAATGCGTAAGGCTTTGTTTAATAAGATAAAGGCTGGTAGCAAGGGTGGTGATGCTGGCGAATGGTCGGCTAGAAAAGCTCAGCTATTGGCTAAGGAATATAAGGCTGCTGGTGGAGGCTATAAGTCATGAAGAAGCCACAGGAGTCTTTGAAGGAATGGACAGAGCAGAAATGGACAACCAGCGATGGCTCTCCTTCTAAAGGGAAGAAGAGATATTTACCAGAAGCTGCTTGGAAGAGCTTGTCTCCACAAGAGAAAGCAGCCACTAACAAAGCCAAAGCTGCTGGCAATAAGAAGGGGAAGCAGTTTGTTGCTCAGCCAAAGGCCATAGCAAGAAAGGTAGCGAAATACAGATGACAATTGAATATAGAGGTAAAACCTTTGAAGGCTACAATAAGCCTAAGAAGTCAGACAAGCCAGAAAAGAAGATGATGGTTTTGGCAAAAGAGGGAAGTGTGGTAAAACTGATTCACTTCGGTGATGCTGCTATGGGTCACAACTATTCCCCTGAAGCAAGGGCTAGCTTCAAAGCTAGACATGCTGAGAACATCAAGAAGGGTAAGATGAGTGCTGCTTATTGGGCTAATAAGGAGCTTTGGGCTGGAGGTGGTGGCAGTGTTAAACAGCCCCCTAAAGGTCAGAAACAGAAGTTTGGTAAATAATGGCTACAAGCAAAGGAACCAAAAGAGGGCTTGATGAACAACTGCTGGAAGGCGGTGGTTCAGGTGGTGGCATTAAAAATACTAAGTGGAGCAGTGTTCCCTCAGTAAAAAGCAATGCCTCTTTTCTGGATGATGTTAAGAAGCTAACCAAAGATACCTCTAGTCTTAAAGGTGGTGCTAAGAAGTCCACTGACTTGGCAGAAGATCGTGCAGCCAATAGAATGGCTATTCGTGCAGCAGCCTCTGGTGCAGCGGCAGCAGCCTTGAAGTATGCAAGTGGTAGTGATGCTTCTGCGACAGATAAGCCTAGTAATGGCAGCAATAATGAATTTATTGGCAATGCTAAGGCAGATCCTAAAAACCCAACAAGTGTTGAAGGAACAGGCATGGCTAAGGGTGGGTTGGTTAAAAAGAAAATGTCTGCTTACAATGCAGTGTATATGGGCAAGGATAAAAGGAAATAATTATGGCAACAGATGCTGAGATGGTAGCTAAATATCGTGAGAAGGCTAAGGATAAGTCCTTGCCTCAAGATGTCAAGAACATGTATCTTGATAAGGCTGTAGAGCTTGAGCAGAAGGCTTATAAGCAAGCTAAGCCTACATCTTTAGGCACTAAGATGGCTAAGGGTGGTATGCCTGTTAGAGGCAGCCGTACAGCCACTAACAAGGCTAAGAAGATGATGGGTGGTGGCTATGCCATGAAGACACCGGCTATGGCTAAGGGTGGTTCTGTAAAGAAGAGGAAATAAGAGATGGCTACTAAGAAAGCATTTAAGCCTTGCGAAGGCTGTCCTACACCAGCTAAATGTAAAGCCTCTGGTAAATGTATGGCTAAAGATTCTAAAGGTGGTAAACCTGCCCTAGCCATTATGATTGGCATTGCCAAGCCTAAAGCTAAGATGGCTAAGGGTGGCATGGCAAATAAGAAGTGTTGATATGGCAACAAAACTAACACCCAAACAAACTGCCAAAGTTGGCAAAGTGATGCGTGAGTTTAAAGACAAAGGCTTGCACAGTGGCAAAGGCGGTAAGGTTGTTAAAAACCCAAAGCAAGCCATTGCCATTGCCTTGTCTGAAGCATCTAAGATGAAGAAGAAATAATCTGTGATAACTTACTATCCTCAACCTGTAACCACTGTTCAACTAACAGAAACAGCGGCTGATGCCTTTGGTCGTGCAAGGGTGACTAACCCATATACTTTATTTGAAAGTCAACACAGGTATTTTGAGAATAGTAAGTGGAATACTAGCACTGCTACAGGAGGCACAACAACACATGTTCCTGCTGAGAGTGTTATGAACATGGCTGTCACCACAACAAGTGGTAGTAAGGTGTATAGAGAAACAAAGAAAGTATTTGCTTATCAACCCGGCAAGAGTTTGTTAATCATGACAACCTTTGCCATGAACACCCCTAAGACCAATCTTAGACAGCGAGTTGGTTATTTCAGTAGCTTAGACGGTATTTATCTAGAGAATGATGGAACATACAACTACATTGTTCTCCGAAGCCAAAGCTTAGGAACTAGCTTCTCTATTAGACAAGATGCTTGGAATGGCGATAAGTTTGATGGTACTGGTGCTTCTGGTAGAAACATCAATGTAAGTAAAACTCAAATTCTTTGGATAGATATTGAATGGCTTGGTGTTGGTGATGTAAGAGTTGGGTTTATTGTGGATGGTGCTATGGTGTTAGCTCATACATTTCATAATGATAATGAGCAAACAACAACATACATGACCACTGCCATCCTACCCGTTCGTTATGAAATAGAAAACACAGGAACAACAGCTAGTGCTAGCACAATGAAACAGATATGTAGCACTGTTATTTCTGAGGGCGGTTTTGAATTGTTTGGGTTTCAACAAGCAGTGGGAACACCAATTACTTCTGCATATACATTAACAACAGCAGGAACTTTTTATCCTGTTGTTTCCTTGCGTCTTAAAAGCACAGCCTTAGACGACATTGCAATCTTAACAGCCCTGTCTCTTTTAGGTGATGGTAATAATGTTAACTACAATTGGAAAATATTAAACGCAAACACTGTCACTGGAGGCACTTGGGTTAGTGCTGGAACTAATAGTGCAGTGGAATATAATATATCTGCTACAGGCACAACTGGTGGAGATGTATTAGCTTCTGGATATTTTAGTTCATCTAATCAAGCTTCTCAATCTGTGGATATTTTAAAGGAAGCTTTATTTAAATTTCAGTTGGAGCGCAATAGCTTCACTTCAACTCCTTCTTCACTCAGTCTTGTTGTGACTAGTGGTTCAGGAGGAGCTAGCGTTTTTGGTTCTATGGACTGGGAAGAGATAACACGATAATGGCTACAAAGAATAGAACAATAGGTGCTCTTCTCACCACAAGCAATGTAGACATCTACACTGTACCTACTAGATATGTAGCAGAGGTTACTAGCCTTGTTGTTAGTAATGCTTCATCCACTACCACCACATTCTCTTTAGACTGGTACGACACTGTCACCTCCACTTGGTATACATTGGCTGAGCTTGTAGCGTTACAGCCTAATAGTTTGTTACAAATTACAGACGGGTTTATGCTACAAGCTGGAGATAAGTTTAGAGCTTTAGCTAGTTCTAATAATGTTATTACTCTTACTATCAGGTTGGAAGAGTCTTATTCTGTAGTGACATAGGGGAATAATATGTTTGTCATTGAGTTTTTGATCTGTGTTGGTTTACAAGACTGTACTGTTCTAGTGGATGTACCCAGATCAATACACAAGACAAAGGAAGAATGCATGAAGGTGGCTTATGGTAAAGCCTTAGAACTTGCAGACCTTAACAAGCAATTCAACCCAGATGTAAATTTTAGATGTATAGAAGCAAATAGCGAAAACCTAATTTAAGGAAACAATGATGGCTAAAGAACTGACAGAACAACACAAGAAATTCCTTGAGGTGCTATTCACCGAAGCAAACGGAGACACCACTACAGCTAAAAATCTAGCTGGATTCTCTAGAGGCTATAGCACAAGGGAGCTTACAAATTATCTCAAAGAAGAGATTATTGAAGCCACCCAACTCTACATTGCTATGAATGCTCCAAGAGCAGCGATGGCTATGGTGGGTGGTATCAATATGCCTACAGAGCTTGGTATTAAAGATAAGATCAATGCAGCTAAAGATTTGTTAGACAGGGCTGGCTTTGTTAAGACAGACAAAGTGCAGGTGGAGTCTAGTGGTGGTGTGATGATTTTACCTGCTAAGGAAAAGCAGGGAGATGACTGACAGAGGAATAGGCAAGTGGATATTGCCACAGCCTGATATTAAGAGGAAGAAGTTTGTAGACATTCCAAGGATTGGGCGTACAATACCTTTTGGTTATAAGCTTAATGAAGAAGACCCTGAATGGCTAACTCCCATTCCGTCTGAACTGGAAGCATTAGAGAAAGCTAAGAAGTATTTAAGGCAGTATAGTTTAGCTAAAGTGGCTGCTTGGCTTTCTACAACAACTGGTAGATATATAGGCGCAACCTCTTTGGAAGTTAGAATAAAGAATGAACAAACCCAAAAAAGAAGATCTTCAACATATCGTCTCCTCGCCAAGCGGTACAAAGAAGCCCTTAAGAAAGCGGAATACTACGAAAAAAGAGTCGGCTGTGTCGAAGACAGTTATTTTGGAACAACCGACTACAGAGAAGTTAGAGACAGCTTCTACAAGCTTGAGAAGTGAAGAGTATCAGAATGTAATTTTTAAACCTAATGCGGGGCCTCAGTCTATTTTCTTGGCTTCAGCAGAAAGGGAAGTGTTGTATGGGGGTGCTGCTGGTGGTGGTAAAAGTTATGCCATGCTAGCAGACCCTCTTAGATATTTTGGGCATCCACAGTTTTCAGGACTATTGTTACGCCACACCACTGAGGAACTTAGAGAACTTATTTGGAAAAGTCAGGAAATATATCCTAAGATTTATCCCAATATTAAGTGGAGTGAGAGGAAGATGCAATGGCAAGCCCCTAGTGGAGCTAGGCTTTGGATGTCCTACCTTGATAGAGATGAAGATGTATTGAGATATCAGGGTTTGGCCTTTAGTTGGATTGGTTTTGATGAGTTGACGCAGTGGCATTCGCCCTTTGCTTGGAACTATATGCGTTCTCGACTACGTACTCCAGCATCAGACCTGCCAATTTTTATGAGAGCAACAACGAATCCGGGTGGGCCGGGCCATGCTTGGGTTAAGAAGATGTTTATTGACCCTTCCCCTGCTGGAAAAGCTTTCTGGGCTACCGATGTAGACACAGGAAAGACGCTTACCTACCCTGTAGGACACAGCAAAGAGGGTCAACCACTGTTTAAGCGGAGATTTATCCCCGCTATGTTGTCAGACAATCCTTATTTGGCTGAAGGAGGCGACTATGAAACCATGTTGCTGTCCTTGCCAGAGCACCAACGCAAGCAATTGCTTGAAGGAAACTGGGATGTAGCAGAAGGAGCAGCGTTTCCTGAGTTTAACAGGGCTGTTCATGTGGTAAATAGCTTTGATATTCCCAAAAACTGGACAAAGTTCAGGGCTTGTGACTATGGATATGGTAGTTTTAGTGCTGTTGTGTGGTTTGCTGTGACACCAAGTGAACAATTGGTGATATACAGGGAACTTTATGTCAGTAAAGTGCTAGCCAAAGACCTTGCCCACATGATTTTGAGGGCTGAAGAGAACGATGGTGGTATTAGATATGGTGTTTTGGACAGCAGTTGTTGGCATAAACGTGGAGACACGGGGCCATCGCTGGCTGAACAGATGATTATGGAAGGCTGTAGATGGAGGCCAGCAGATAGAAGTGCTGGTAGTAGGGTGTCAGGTAAGAATGAACTACACAGAAGGTTACAACTTGACCCATTTACAGAACAACC